GGACGGTGTGCACGTACACTTCGTTGTGCTCAACGACAAGGGTGGACGTCCCGGACCAGAGGCGCGTCTCGCGAACGATGCGTGAGTATGGGCTGCGCAGTGCCTTGCCTTCCTCGTCGATGAAAGTCGTCCCGAAGAAGCTCATCTGAGTGATGATGTACTGGTACAGTTCGCGGCAGATAGTCCGCTCCTCCCGGTGGGTGAAACCAACTTTCTTGAACATGTCGTCGTCATGCGGGGTGTAGTCGGCACCTTCTGACATCGTCACGAGACCGAAAAAGATAGTCGTCTTGCTTTCCGCGGCGCCGCGAGATGTCACCCTCGACCCCATGTTATCTTTGAGGTTGTTTGTCCCGTTATACAGCGTCTTCGTCGTGCCGAACCACTTCGTCATCAACTTAGTGAAACCACTCTGCTCATTGAAGGGTTTCGTCTCGGGTGAGTAGTAGACGAAACGTTGTTCGAAAGTGATTTCAAGTGCCCCGGTGGGGGTCTCGACGACGAGGGTTTGTCCAACGGTCTCTGGTTCGCTCTTCTCCCATTTTTTTCGATACCTTCGCTCGAGTTCACGGTTTTCTTTTTTGAGGGCGCGGGCCCTCCGGGAGGCAGTATTGCGCGTCTCTTTCCGTGTCTGCGCTTCAGTTTTGCACCCGCTAATGATCTTATCTAGTGAGACGCTCGCGGCGTCGCTCGGCATTTCTGCCGGTACCAGTTCGTTGTCCGTCTGGACCACAGTGGGTGTAGCGGGCAAAGGTTTTAGGCTCCACACAGTTTGGGATTCTGGTTTTGCGACCGGAATCGGAAGCGGCCTGTCTCGGTATCGCAGTGCTAGCCTTTCATTTTCGTGGGGGTTGTCGCGTCTGCGGGGCGGCCGAACCGGTGGGGTGTCGCGTGCGGGTTCGCGGGGGTCGATGAGCGTTTCGTCTTCCGGATCTTGGTCCGTTGTGTGTTCACGGATACTGCGGGCCACATTGCGTGCAATCATCTCTCGACGTCCGGCAGGCGTCAGGAGGAAGAGGGCGGGCGAGACCTCTTGGGCCGGCGCGGGACCCATGATGGGCGTTTCTGCTTCGCTGTTTTGGCTGGGCGAGCAGTCACGGATGCTGCGCGCGACATTGCGGGCGATCATCTCCAAACGCCCGGCTGGGGTCTGTAGATAGAGGCTCCGCCCGGATGAGAAATCGGGGGTGCTGGAAGCATCTGTAGCAAACGTGACCTCGAC